TCGAGTTTATATCGAGAAATTTTTCGGAGACATAAGTCTTTCCCACAGATTCCTTTAACCCTATGAAGGCAGTGATGGTTTTCCAGAAGTGATATAATCTTTCCTTATCTCCACGTAGTGTGCAGTCATCTCCGTTGATCATTAGTGGGCAGTCTCTTAACGTATATATACGTTTCTGAGAAAGCTCTAATGACCAACGGCACATGGCAGCATTAGCTATACAGAGAATTGGAAAGGACGTTATTGAGCCCATAAGTTGCCCCGTGCTCTGTGGTTTTCCATCAAACAAATGTCCCGTTAGTGATTTCTTGAACAGCTCCCTTTCTACTGAGCCGAGTCCAAGCTGATTGCAGAGTTCATCTGCAATAGTCTCGGAAACGTAGCTCTTTAGATTGTCGGTTGCTGCTTCATAGTCACCAGACAGATAGGCTTCCCCTTCGTGAAGGTGTAGGCCCATTCTATCCAACACATACGCTTCGTCGACTGGCTTGCCAATCAACGCGAACGTAGGATGTTGTCGTAATTTTGTATGTATGAATTTCCACAGGTTTCGAAGTACAGTGTAGAGAATCGGTGGTCCTTTTGTGATCATCCGAACTTTCAGCGCTTCCGCTAGTGCGACTGGTTTAACATCTGGGATCTCTGTCTTGGCGGCTCTTAGGAGCTTCCACCACAGGGTCTCAAATGCTTTTTCCATCGCGCTTTCGTCTAGCGTTACGCTTGTGCTTGTGAATTGCTCATTTTGTATTTCTTCTTCCTCCTCTTTAGTTTTGTACTCTGCCTTTACATATCCCCCGTAGCGGCGTAAATCGTCAAGTAGACCCGAGGTCTCGAGTAGTGTTCCCACTGCTCCAGCCCCGGCTCGATTGTTGATGTAGTTCGCGCTGGTGGATGGAAAGAAAGGTCTAATGCGGTCTGTGTATGTCATCTTCTTCTCTCCAGTGAAAATTTCTCTGACTGTTCTTCGGAGTTCTTCTTTTACGAAGTGCTCGTCTAGTGCAGTATTGATTTTTTCTGGGTAAGATGTTGATGTTTCATACCAGTCCACCATTTGGACCATTTCATTCTTCACCTCTTTGGTCTCTGTCATGTGATTCAGGTATTTCTCGGTGGACTCCTTGAGTTGTTCTCCGCTCGGTCGTGGCATTCCTTTTTTGGAAGCTTTGATTGATTGAAGAATTTCTTCTCGATGTTCACCTCGAAGTGCCTGTTTCAACCATCGACCGGCCCCGCCTCCTAGCAAGAAGTCGGGTCGGTCGGCGATCGGGAAGGCAAACGGAATTTCTGGCATCTTTGTGCCTGCATGGTGTGCGAAGAAAGCAGCAAGTTTGTACTTGGCTACTTTCATCCAACCTCCAGGACAGTTGAGTGTCATTAATTCCCAGTGCTTTACCGTATCGTTGGTTATGCATGATTTGAGACCAAAAGTGGCGAGTGTAATGTGTATTGCTTTGAGTGCATTGTTAATTGTGCTACCGTCTTTGTATTTTGACGGTCGAGACTTCTCTACGAATTGTACCATGTCTTTGGATGTGGTTTTGTGTTTGGTTTTTTTTTGACTAAACATG